GAATAGAGTGTCTATCAGTAGCCATTACAACTACTGGCTCACTAGCTACTAATTTTTCATTTTCAGCTTTAATTAGTAACATCTCATCTTGATCGCCATTGGTCATCACATCAAGTTTACCGGTATTAACTACAGTAAAATAATGTTCTGGTGTTTTTATTACACCCATTTGTAACATTGACTCAGCCATTTCAACTCTACCAGCAGTTGAACGAGAAAGAGGATTACCAACGTCAATTATAACTCGATTGATAGATGAAAGGTCGTCCCCAGTAAACTCTTTCATATAAGTTCTGTTATCCTTGCCGCAAATAGCAGCAATACGAGGTACAGAAGCAAAATCGCGGAGCATATTAATTAGGCCAGTACCAACATCTTCCATTAATTGGACATAAGATTGTTGAAGACCGGACATATATTGTAAACTCATACTTTGAACTAGTGCTAATGCTGTACCAGACTTAAGAGATGCTTCTGGATTACCACGAGCAACGGAATTAACTCCTGAAATTGTCTCAGCAACACGCTCTAGCATACCAACGAAATCAAAAACTTCTTTAGGAGTAGATGTAAAGTTTAAGGGTTGAGGAGCTTCAGTTCCATTACCTTCGATGATATTCATACCGCCTTGAAGACTTGATATAGAAATATCACTACCACGAGGAACCCATAGATTTTGTACAGCAAATGCATTTTGATTTGTAAGAATTGCGCTATATAATGAATTAATTGCATCTTGGATTGGTAAAATATCAAAAAGCGGGCTGTAACCATATGGAGTGCCCATGATATCTGCCGCCGACATCCTATATACTGGTAAATTTCGATAAGGCATCGGAGTATCAACTAGAACGATATCTGTATCTAAAAACATCATATAGCGACCATTTGGTAGAGCTTCTGTTTTCTTATGATAAAATTCATATATTGGAATGCGTTCAGTTTCTGACCAAGAGTATGTAGAAAAACTAAATGAAGATATATCAGCTTGTGTACTTAAACTTTCAATTTTGTCTGCATATTCAGGATATTTTGACGAAACATCATATTTATTTTTAAAAGTGCGGGTAAGAACCCAGATACTTTCTTCCGGATTCTCGATATAGTCATCAAAAACAACATCAAATGGTGATAAGTTTTTAAACTCAACATCACCTTCATGAACAGGAAAGCCTTCACTGATAGTCTCACCAGTTTCAGGATTAACTTCTGGATCAATATAATCATATATCTCACCAGACATTGCGTTCCATTCCATCTTAACAAAGCCAGAACCAAATACGATAGCACTTTCAACAGCATTTTTAAGATATTTTTCTAAACGTTTTTCTCGGAAGTAATAATCTAATAGACCATTAGCAAGTTTAGTTTGAACCAATGATTTGTAATCAGTATTAGTTGATCGAGCTTCAGCAGTAGGTCGAGTTGCAGTAACCATAACAAGAATATTTTGTGCTAGATTTCGAAGATGATTAATACTAATATTTACTAGCTCACCTTGCTCACCACCAAACTGAATTGAATGACCATCATTGAAACTTGTATAGTAAGCACCATAATAAGCTGCCCACATCTCACGTAATTTGTCAAGGTAGCCATTACTTCGGATTTCATTCATCCAATTGTCGGCTCTAGATAGGAGGATTTCAGCAGTTTCTTTAGCTTCTCTATTTGCGAAATATTTTGATTCTTTTTTATCTGCCATAAAGTGCTAAACTCCTAATATTATTTGTTAACTCGTTTTTTCTGGATGTTGTTCCAGAGTTGTGAGAATTGCGCAGCATTTTCACTTAAAGTATTTTTACCATGAAGACCACTATGAAATAATTCTGAACCATGACCAATTCCATAACCTGGAGGGTATGGATTTTTATTATAATTAATATTGCGCACCATATATGTAAGAGAATCAAGGGCATCATAATGACCTTTGTCTCGACTTCTAGTGAATGCGGTTCTTGCTTTATTCCAAGTTGCATGTCTAATATGAGCAACTAATGTTTTACATCGAGGATTAATATATATTTCTCTATTCGCAATCTTCATACGTAAAGTATTTAATGCAGCAATCTTATCATCTTTTTTTGTTGGTATAAATGAGATATCATGTAATCTACGGAGATCATTAATCATAATTAAATTGTTATCGGCGACTCTTAATAAAGGAGGTTGAACCTCTAATGTAACAGGATTTGTCCAAAGTTTTTTTTCTTTAGCCTTAATTTCTGCTGCTAATTTATCAGTGGTCATTGATGGGCCGTTCATAACAATCTCGTCTTCAACAACAAGGACACCATTCTTAAAATCATAATAAGCAAAAAGAACAACAGTTAAGTCCTTAGATCCAATGTCCATTGATACGTATGAATTAAAAAACTTGATTGCCCAGATGCAAAAGATCCAGCAGTATTATTTGTACAAGAATTTGATACTGATAAAAAGCTTCCGTTATTTGATGATCTTGCTAACCCTCTGATAACAGAGCCACGAACTAATGAACCAATACCCGATGCAGTTGCCTCCGCAGTAACACTCGAAACGCTGTCGGCAATATTAACCGAAGCCTGAGCGAATGCAGCTTCGTTAGTTGCCTTTAATGTTGCCAAATTCCCAGACACTGCATTTGACGTATCATTTTGTCCAACGGCACCGAATACGTAAGATGTAAATCCGGAAGATAAGGCGATAGTAGAACTACCTGCACCAGTACCCCCGTGCATATATGCAAAAGCAAATATCCCAGAACCAGAGCCTACATTCCAATGATAAACTTCATTTGAGGTTGCTGCATATGCACTTGCTCCACCAAAACTAATATTGCCGTTACCAATATTTTGAATGTCAATGACGTTTGCTGTTCCGCCAAGGTTGTCAGTGTAGCAAACTAAATTGGAATAACAGGCTCCACCGGCAGAGTCTAATAATGCAGTTAATGTGTTGCCTGTCATGTCTCCACTTGCATAAAACAAATGGCTGGCATAGCTTCCTGAAGTGAACGTTGGAGATCCGCCGGTCATCAAGTTAATGTAGCCTTTTTGAGTCATATGCCAGATATCTGAGAAGCGAACGGTTGACGAGCCAATTGTGTGCGTTTGGTTTACACTGGCGTTTATCGTTGAATATGTTGTTAATCCACCAGAGTGTATCCGCCCACCAACACCAAGCCCCCCAGTAGTCCCGTTTCCAATAACTAAAGCTCCGGTTGAGCGAGTTGTTGCAGCCGTAGTTTCGTCAATTAAGATTGAACCTTTAGTTGCATTTGTAGTTGAACGAAGCGTTAATGTGTTAGATGCACCTTCACCGCCAGTAATAACTGTACTAGCAATACCTTGAATGTCTCCACTAATAGCAAACCCGTCGCCAGAATAAATACCACCAGTAACCACCAATGCACCCGTTCCGCCAGTACCAGCAGCAGTTGCATTTGAAACTGTAGTGATACCCGAGAAAGTTTTAGCTCCGGCAATAGTTTGCGTACCAGTAGTGACTACACCACCAAAAGATGCGGAAGCTGGTTCAAGATTTAAAGTGTTACCGGATATAGTAGCACCATTTGCATTTGGACTAGATCCAATAGCAGCAAGTGTAGTAACTGCACCAGTAGCGGTTATAAAATTAGCAAAAGTTGTTTTATTATTATCACTTCCAGAAACATCATAAAATGGAATAAAATCGGCAGAAACAATAGTATCGGCAGTTAAATTATTTACATCTAAACTCAGTGATCTACTTGAAGAAATATCTCCACCACCAGCAAGACCAGAATTTGCTGCTGTATTTATAGAAACAGATGTATGATCAATATGTTCGTTAGCTACAAAATTAGCTAAGGCATCGTGATCTACACCAGCAGGCAATACAACACCAGATATAGTATTGGCACCATCATTATAAGTTAAATCAATTGATGCGGTATCTGTTAAAGATGCACCAACGGCATCTTGAGCCGCCTCAGTAAAATCCGTTATAGCCGATGATGTAATAGAAATAGCAACGTTAGATGCGGAGGTTAAACGACCCTGCTGATCGACAGTAAATTGACCAACTTGTGTTGCACTACCATAAGTAGCTGGACTTACTGCTGTATCAGCTAAACGTATATTAAGGTCTTCATTAGCGCCAGGATTAGCTACAGCAAAAGTAATTGTAGAGTTACTAGATGTAACCTTATTTGAAAGATAATCAGTAACAGTATCGGCAGAAGAAACCTTAACTAGTTTATCTTCAGCATCCTTAGAAACATGCATTAATCATCCCATGTATGTATAATTAAAGTCCCAGTGCTAGATGCAGTAGCGACTCTTATACTAAAGTTTAATAATTCCCGAGTTGAATTAAAATTAATACCAGTACCAACTGACTCACCAGTAGATGTTGTTGGGCCGGAAGATGTGTCAAGACTCCATAAAAAATTAATAGCAGTAGAATCAGCCGCCGGAGCAATTCTAGCTGCTCTAATATTAGAAAATGCAATAACCGTTCCGGTTGTTGTAATAGATGACGTTGCAGTTGCAGCGGTCGCAATAGTTAAATCCGCAATAGAAACAGGAACATTAGATTGATTTGAAGCAATGACAACTGGCATTGACGCTGCCATCGCTGCTTGACCTAGTGCTGCCGGAATACCAGCATCAATTGTTGCCAACGAAGCGTTTGTAGTAGTTAATTTTGTATCTATACTGGATAAAGAAGATATTTCAGTAGCCTGATTTGCCGCAGTTGCCGCTCCAGTAGGTAAAGAAACAGTTCCTGAAATATTAGTTATATTCCAAGTACCACTTTGAGTAACAGGAATAGAAGTTTGATCTGTAGGTAATACTACTCGGAGTGTTTGAGCTGTAGTTGTTCCGGCATTAAACGCAGCAGCACCAGTAGCATTGCCAATCTGAGCAGCAGTTCGAACAGTTGCCGCTCCTACAGTTCCGTAGTTTAAATCATTAATTATATATGTGTCTAATCCAATATCACCACCAACTGTGGTAGAAGTCAGAAAACTAGTACCATCGCCAAGTCGAACAGAATCACCAGTATGGACTATATCCATTGTTAATGCACTATTAATAATATTAACATCTAATCCAATATCACCACCAACAGTTGTTGAAGTGAGAAGATTTGTTCCATCACCTAAAGCAACGGATGATGTTGTATGGCTTAGTGCACCACCACCAAAACCATCAACCCGAAGACGACCAGTTGACTCATCAAATGCATGGGTTAGAACCTGTGTATAATCTAATGCGGTAGGGGCTGGACCTAATGGCATTATCGACTTCCTAAGTTAACTTGATCAGCAGTCACCGGTAAATTCTCAAATGGAGCAGGTGGAGATGGCTGACTTGGCATACCAGGCTCTACAATTTCTTGCGGAGCTTGAGTTTGTGATGCCTCATTCTTCATTATTTCGACATTAGCTGAACCTTCAAGAGACGCCTGATTTGGTTGTTGCTGTTGTTGATTCGCGGGGCTTCCACCAGCAGGACCAAGGGGCTGCTCTCCCATAATTGCTAATAAATCTGGATCTGTTGTTCGTAGAGCATTAATATGTTCTTGTATATGATCGGTAACTGCTTGTAATAGACCAGGATCTAATCTTAAATCTGGATCTGCCAATACACAACCATGTTCCTTAATATGAATAGAGTGTCTATCAGTAGCCATTACAACTACTGGCTCACTAGCTACTAATTTTTCATTTTCAGCTTTAATTAGTAACATCTCATCTTGATCGCCATTGGTCATCACATCAAGTTTACC